TGGGCGCTATTGATGGCGCTCGCATCTTTGCTGACATGCGCTTTAATAAGCTGTGGGACACCTTTGAAGATGTCCTGCACAACATGCGTGTCGATCGTAACGGCATCCACGAGCCTACAGCGGGGCTTGAATGAACATAGAAGAGAAGCTGTACAATACATGGCTGAAGCTGTTGAAGGCGTCTGTGAAACATCAGACACGTAAGATAGCCAAGCTGGAAACAAAGCTGATAGAATTGGAGCTGAAGAGACGTGGCGAAGGCTAAGAAGACGGAAGTGGCTTGGAAGCCTGAGCCGGTGGTGAAGGGCACAAGCATTGGCAACGGACATTTGAAGATGGCTTCTATGAACAAGCATAAGAAGCGTAGCTTCAAAGCCTATAGAGGACAGGGCCGATGAACTTAATTGAACGCTTGGAAATGATAAAGGACATTGATCCGTACAATAGGCAGTTGCTCAACGACTGCTATGAGCGCATCATGCAACTAGAAGATCAAATCGCACGATTGAAAAATGCACTGGAGACTGAGTATGAGCTTGCTAACACAGAGCAAAAGTTATAAGCCTTTCACGTATGAATGGGCTGTCACATACGCTAGAGAACATGAACGGATTCATTGGATAGAGGATGAGCTAGAGCTACAAACAGATGTGTCTCATTGGAAGTCTGGAAAGCTGACGCAGGCTGAGAAGAATCACATCACACAGATATTGCGTCTGTTCACACAGAGTGATGTCCAAGTGGGGACAAATTATCTGGAATATTACATCCCGAAGTTTAAGAACAATGAAATCAGAGCAATGCTGACAGCGTTTGCCTCACGTGAATTCATCCATCAGCGGGCCTACGCTTTGCTGAATGATACGCTTGGTTTGCCTGAAGAAGAATTCACGGCGTTCTCTGCCGTAAAAGAGATGCAAGCCAAACTAGACTTCATGGGCGACATAGACGTACACAGCATGCAAGGCACAGGCTTAGCCATTGCACGTTCTGTGTTGAATGAAGGGATGAGCTTGTTTAGTGCATTTGCGATGTTGCTGAATTATCAGCGCTTTGGGAAGATGCCGGGGATGTGCACTGTTGTAGAATGGAGTGTACGAGACGAATCACAACATGCAGAAGGGATGGCAAAGCTCTTTAGAGCCTTCTGTGAAGAACATCCGAGGATTGTCAATGATGAATTCAAAGCCACCATCTACCAAATGTTCAGGGATGCTGTACGCTTGGAAGACAAGGTTATTGATTTGGCGTATGAGATGGGCCACTTGGAAGGCTTGTCGGCAGAGGAAGTTAAGCAATATATCCGATACCTTGCGGACAGACGGCTCATTCAGCTTGGACTTAAACCGAACTTCAAGATTAAAACCAACCCCCTCCCATGGATGGAGGAAATGTTGGCTGGGTCGTCTATTTCAAACTTTTTTGAAAAGAGAGTGACGGATTATAACGCACATGGCTTAGCAGGGGAGTGGGGCTGGTGAAGATAGGGACAGCGTTTAGCATGCGCTTTCATAATGTATTTGGTGTGTCAATTGAAACTGTGCAGGCGCAGCCCATCTTAGGCTGGACAGACGACACAGACATTGACGAAGCACAAGTGTTTTTCTTTGATGGCTGGATAGTGAATGTCCCCTTCTGTAAAATCATGTGGGGAGACGTTCACGACTTCTTTGACTAATTCTCGCTCCAGTGGGAATCTTGCCCCGTCTCGTGCGGGGCTTTTTTTATTGTATCTTCAGCTGAGATTCCAATTGGTATTTGCGATAGGTTTCTTCTGCTGTTAAGCCTTCTATTTTCAAAGGCTCTGGTACTTCATCACCATCATAGGCGGTGTCGGCTAGGATACCAAACCAAGCACCCCAGTCTTTAGAGGTGAATTGCCCTTGGTCAAACTTCTTAATCAAGCCAGTGGCTTTTTCAATAATCTTGTTTGACACTTTTCCACTTACAGCACGTTTAGCAAGCCAAGAAGGTGCAGCAATAATCGCTATCGCAGCCGCCCCAGACATTGGCTCAAGAGCAAACGAAGCAGGCCCCGCAGCAAACGCACCAGCCTGTGCAAGCTTCCCAGCAATATTGTTCAAAGCGCCCGACTGCTTCCCTCTCACTAGCAAGGAGAAGTTCCCAGCAGCGCCTTTTTCCATCAGATTGGCCCATCCAAGGTTTTTCTTAATCTCTGCTTGCTGCTGTGGTGTAAACATAGCGTTGAATGTATCACGCTTCTTTGCATCTTTAGTGATGGACAATAAAAGCTTCTCCGCTGAAGGAATTGTTGTTTCAGCAGTTTGAAGAGGTGTAATCAACGCATCTAAATAACCAGCCCTGAGTTGGTTTTTCAACACATTCGGATCAACAGGAGTTTCTCCAGCCAAACGAGCTAGCTCTGTTGATTTGTCAATTGCTTCAAAAGCTTTCTTGATGGTGGTGACATTGCCTGTCTTGTAAATTGTCTCTCCAACATATTCAGGAGCTTTAGTGGCCAAGCCACGAATTGCATCGTCTCTCAATGTCTTCATTGACTCACGATACACCTGCGACACTTCTTTATATTTGTTTAGAATCTCTGTATTGCCAGAACGCTCTGCTGCTTTTGCTAAGTCGTTGTGCAATGATTCAATAGTGTCACGTAAAGCCTTTTCATAAACATCGTTAGGCGATGTTGTCCGTCCTTGTAATTTACGCAAATCCGAAGACAATCTACTGATTGTTTGAAATGTAGAACGGAAATCATTGTTCTGTTTTTCACCTAAGACATACTTGTAAAGTGATTCCACTTCTGGATCAAGTCGAGACCCTTCCCCCACCTTCCGATTGTATTTGCCTTTTGCAATCGCATTACGCAATGATTGCTGCGTACTCTGTAAGCTTACAGGCGCTTTTACGGCTAGTTTGTCCAGTTCTGCATACTTAGGCTTTGCCCATGTAATCAATTGAGCTTCAGCGTCTCGCAAAGCCCTGCTAAAGGCTTGTCCCACTTCTTCACGAGAAGCAGTGCCTAAATTGGGGATTAAGTTTTCCATCCGATTGAGCACGAAGTCGGCTTGAGCTTCGTACAAATTACGCATAGTGTTTTCACCGCCAAAACCGGAGACGGCAATTCCTTCTAAGGATCGCTGAAACCCCGACTGCGTAATCTGAGCAGGCGTCAATGTGATGCCTTGTGCTTCTAAGGCTTTTTGTAATTCTCTGATGTTCTGTAAATCTTCAGGTTGTAAATCACTTCCTGTTCTTAGTTTGTTGATGGCTGAAATGCCATTAGCAAGTGTGCCTACAATGGCTTCACCGCCTGCAGCGAATGCACCGGCTGTTAAGGCTGTGTTTAATACATCAACAACATCGCCACCACCTTGAATCGCATTCTTCAACGACTCTCCAGTACCGGCGCCTGCAAAGGCTCCTAAGATGCCACCACCGACAGCGCCGGGAAGCCCTAATACACGGCCTGCTTGAGCGCCTCTAGCCATCCCTGTTAGTGAGCCTGCTGCTTCAAGCCCTGTCGGAAGATAGGGAGCAATCAATTCCATCACACCCACATTAGGCTTTGACACCATCGGAGGCTGTTCAGGTATTTGTGCCATCGGAACATCCGGAGAAGGCATAGGCGTTGGAGTGATGCCTAGCTCTTTACGGAGTTGTTCCATCCGAGCTGTCATTTCTTCTGGAGTCATTGACATTAGAACATACCTTCTGCAAGACGTTGCTGTGCTTCTAAGCGATAGTATTCCATCATCTTGTTACGACGATCTGCTACGTTGTATGTGCGAATCTGCTCGTCAGACAATGTTCCTAATTCATTGTCAAATTGAATCGCTGTCATGTGTTCTGCATAGCGTTGCTTATACAAATCTGCGAACAATTTCTGCACTGTCTGAGGACGAAGTTCTCCACGTGGGGCTTGTTGTCTCAAGAATGCCAAGTCTTTATCAGACAAAGCGCCCTTCAATGCACTTGCAGCATCCAATGTAATCTTTCCGCTGATGACATCCAAGAGCTGATTAGCGAATGCTGTGCGCTCTGCAGCTGGAATACCTAACGCAGCTCCAATTTCAGCGGCATAGCCTCTAGCTCCTGAAGCAAAACCTACAGAAGCATCTGGCAACACTTTCAGCATATCCCCCACTTGACGAACACTAGCGTCTGCACCATCTCCAGCTGCAATCACATTTGTGTAGCTCTCTAGCTTTGCTTCTACCACTCTATTGCCAACACCGCTCACTCCGCCAGTGCGAGCACGAGCTTTAACACGCTCTTCAATCAATCTTTGTTTCTCAGCTTCTGAAAGATTTGTTGCGCTCAACTCTTTCATAAAATCTGTTGAATTCAAAGATGACAGACGTTCTTTATTAAGCTGAATTTGTGATTGTACTTCTGCTGTTTGCTCTATTGTTTTTTCTAAATCAGCTGTTTGTTGCATCAGCTCGCCGGGAAGAAGCTGTGTTGTTCTAAACGCCTCTGATCTTCGTTGTTCTGCTAAAGCCGCTGAAGCAGCCTGTTGAGCTTGAATGTTGTTGATGGTGGGATTACGTGTTGCAATTTCTGTCGCAATACGCTCTTCGTCATATCCGGCGGCAGCCAATTGCCTAGCCTGTTGAGCTAGTTCTGTCATTGACTTTTGCTGTGTTAATTGCAGCTCTGCTTGCTTTTGACGAATCTCTTGAGCACGAGCAATCAAAGCATTAGCCGCATTGACATTCCCAGCTTGTTGTAAACGCTGTGCAGCGGCTTCTAAGCTCGCAGGGTCTTGGAGCTTTGTACCCTGCATTGCCTGCTGAGCCTGTGCAGCCTGACGCTCTTCAGGCGTCACTGTCAGTTGTGAAATAGCCTGTCCAAGCCTAGGCTGCCCGACAGCGCTTAGCATGCCTCCTACGCCCTGTGTAGCGCCTCTGAGGGCCTGTGCAATATCTGCGCCCTGACTAGCCAATGCTTGATTGGTGACGTTTTGATAAATAGAAGGCAAAGCCGACATAGCCCCTGTAATAGGGCGTTGTTGTTGTATTCCTAATAATGATTGTTGACGTATCCGATCAAGCTGTTCTTGTCTGATTTGCTGCGGAGTTTTTAACAATTGTGAGAGTAGTCCGTCTGCCATGTTCTTCTCCGTTAGCTTACCTTGCTCTTAACCCAGTCAACCAAAGCATCAATGGCTTCTCCTGCAACACTTGTTCCGTCTTTTCCTGAAGCAAACAATCCAGACAATGCTTGTGACAATGACTTCAATCTGTCTGCCTCTAGTGTGCTTAAGTTGCCTAACAAGCCAGAGACAGCTTCCACTTCTGTGATGCCAAGGTCACGCAGCAATTGTGCTCTGCTCTTCGCCACATCTGTTTCCAATTGCGAGAATGGCACTGTTGTTGCCAAAGCACCCAATGCTTGTTCCTCTGGAGCAAATGCACCAGCTAGCAAGCCTGAGATGTTTTCTAAGCGTCCTTTCTCTAATGCTTGAGCAAGTGTTTGTGCGCCAAAGATGTCTTTAGATTGTTGCTCTACAATGGCCTGTTCTAACGCCAAAGCTTCTGGTGTGCCGCCAAAGGCTGCTGTTTGTGTCCCTAAGCGTCCTTGTGCTGCCAAGCGATTCTCCAGCGCTAGTCGTGCACGTTCTGTCTGAGGATCACGAGTGGCTTGCACTTGCTGATAGAGCTGCTCTGCTGTAGGACCTGCAGTGCCTGCTAAGGCTTGTGCTTGTCCAAACAAGGATTGTTGCAATGCAGACATCTCAGGCGATAGGGCCACACCTAGCGTTGGAGCCCCCGTTGTAGGATCACGTGTAATCCCTGTTTTACCAGCGCCTGTGGTGACAGCGAAGGGCGTGAAGGCTAATTCACCTAATGCGCCTGTCTCAATCCCGCTGATGGTTGTAGGAATGTCTCCTAATTGTTGTTTTAAATAATCTACTGGTGTATCTCCATAGAGATAGGGCAGTAGTGCGGAGCCTGTTCCAAGCGTACCAGTGAGGAGGCCGCCCCAATCAAAACCGCCGGTGGAGGTAGTACCGCCTCCATAAGCTAAGTCGTACAAAGCTGCGTCATTATCGCCCATTAGTATGTTCCTCCGTCAATTGTACCCGCTGTCAACGTACCTGTGACATTGACGGTGGCTGCTGTAACAGTGCCTGTGAATGTCGGACTAGCCGTATCAGACTTACTAGACACTGCTGTTGCAATGTTATTAAATTCTGTGTCGATTTCGCTGCCCTTCACAATCTTTGAAGGGTTTCCTGATGCAAGGTCGTCCTTCGCCGCAAAGTTGACAGACTTAGTGTAATTACTCATCAGACTATCCTTCCTACGAGTGCGTGTATATCAATTTTCTGAATTGAGAATGGAGCATTGTTTATCTGTGCTTCCAATCCAATCTGAACAACAGTGCCTGCTCCGCTAGTGTTTACACCGGGCTTCTGTATCACAACACTGGCATTATATTCAGCATTTGATGTGTTGTATTCAGCAATGCCGTATTCAGCAACATTGGCTGAAGCGAAATTAAACACTTGCTTTGTGTAGGCTGATGTATAATCATAGCCCCAGTTGAGCGTCGCTGTTGTGTTCTGACCACCAATAATGGTGATGTTCAGCTTCTTCAAGAATTTCAAATTAGAAGAGGCTTGGAAGTCAAGATAGGAAGAGAAGTAGCGGAACTGGTAGGTGTTTGTGTTATCATTGTAGCCTTTGTATTCTGACACACCTTCAGAGCCACCAAACAACAATGTCCCATCACGTTTCGTACAAGCAGAGCGAATTGTTATCCCTGTCCACAATGTAGCTCTATGACTCCCATCCTGCAATGCTGTTCTCATGTCAAAGCAATAGACAGCGTTTGATGTTGGCAACGACAACAGATAGAATGCTTCGTCTTCTGAATAGGCTGATTTGATGGGCACTGTCTGACTAAGCGCTAACGTCATCAAATCACTACGGACATTCTTACTGATGTCACGCATTGGCAAGCTCTTCTCTTGCACAACACGGTTGAAGCTACGTACACCAGAGTCGGCTAGGAATATCAAATCATTCCCTGTGTATTGCACACTGTCACGAGCAATACAACCAACTCCTAGGACGGTGTCAGCAAGCTCCATTGTGGCAGGATCTTGTGGACCTGAATAGACAAGGATTTGACGTGTGCCAAAGATGATGAGAAAGCCGTTGTGAGCCGCTAAAGCCTCAATCCGATCACTCTGGTCAGCCCACACCTTGTTAAGGTTGATGGAGCCTGCGCTACCTGTGTCCCAAGAGAAGCCATTGAGCAAGTCAGACCAGTAGATGGTGCTTCTGTTCGCATCAACAGCCCACAAGCGTCCAAAGGCGGCTATCACTTCGTTGCCCTGTGGCACTGTACCGCTGTAGGCTGGGACGCCTGTGTAGCTTCCACTGTTGCTAATTAGGTCGATGTTTGTCCCATCGTAAAACATCGGATTGTGGCTGTCTTGGAACAAAAAGAAATAGCCATTGAATGTAACACCTTTCCAATTGTCGCCTGTGATGGTGACACCAGAGGGTGTGATGTCTGTTAGTGTTGTGTCGCCTGTGAAGATGGAGTTGTTGGCTGTGACAATTGTTTCTACATTGCCTGCTGTGTCTAGATATTCAAACACACCACTGACGACAGAAGAGCCCAACACAGACGGATTGTCTGTCTTGAGTTCGTAGCCCTTACGTGCTGCAATACGGCCAAACTGGTCGATGACGGCATTCTCAGCAACAAGGCAGAATTGCTCACCAATGCTAATCGGGCTATCCATGGTGTTGATGCCAGCAAAGCCCGGTGCAGAGATGGTGATGTTACGAAGAGGCTGCGCCATTAGATAGTCCGCCAAATAGTTTCTTCGGGATGACGTCCAGCGTCCATTGCAATTGCATCTGACATTGTCTGTGATGCTACAAGCAATTGCTCTTGTGCAGATTGTCCTCCGCTTTCTCCACGTTCACGTAGAGCAAAGGCATAGGCGTATTGAATGACAGGATCGTCTGGAATGTCTAATTCGTCTACATCGGCTGTGAAGCGCTCTGTACGCTGTACAACATCAAAGCGAAGTGTGTAAACACCATCAGGGATGGGATAGACATCAATGAGCACATCTTTGTTGCCATCTGTGCCATTGTATGTATAATAATGTGGCTGTCCTTCAGCGGGGTCTCCGTTGAGGAACACATTAGTCATCCAATCGCCAGTTTGATATTCTAAAAACCAATTGCTTGTGTCGTTGACAGCACGTAACACTTTGATGCGCTGACCACCGCCTGTTAAGGCGTAGTTGAATGTACCGCTGGTTGTTGTGGCTGTTAAGGTGCCACGTAGGGCTGCCCAGTCCCAAGCGTCTTCAACAAAGCGTTTAGCATCATTGACAAACTCGCCCACTAAGGCAGAATAGCTGTTTTGGTCTACGCTAGACACCGTAGGCTCACGGAGTCGGCGGAGGACAGCATTGACAAGCTCTAGATACGTCATTGTGTTTCCTCAGTGTACACTATATTGTTTCAATTGTCAAGTTTTATTTCTACCAGACAACATACCTAATGTGCCAAGTGGCTCTATGTTCTGTAAGAAATTAAATTGTGTTTGATAACGCCCGTCGCCAATAAAACCTGCTGGTGTTGTTTTCTTGCCTTCTAAGGCCCCTAAGCTAAGCCCTAAGCCGCCTAAGAGTCCTGAGAAGTCGAGGAGGTCTAATGTGGGCGCTTGAATGTCTGGACCTGTGATTTCTGGAATATCAACAGCCACTTCAGGCAGGTCGATTCCGACTTCTGGGATGTTTATGTCCACTTCTGGCAAATCAATTTCTGGGAGATTTTCAGAAATATAATCATCTAATGCTGCGCCTCCTTCATTGATGGCATTAGCCAACTCAATAACACCTTCTTTCAAAGGACCTGCTGCTTCTGCAAAAACATCACCGGCTGTTGTGCCTAACTTTGTAATCACATCTCCCGCTTCAATAGCGGCTTTTTTAGCTGGGTCAAATGCTCCGGCTAACAAGTCTCCAGCGGCTACAACAGCGTCTTCCAAGCCGCTTAAGATGCTTGTGTCAATGTCAATGTCTAAGCCGCCTGTGACGTCTATGTCAATGTTGGGTCTAAAGCCTTCTTCATACGACTTCTTAGCCCCATCAAAGACAGCATCACCAATGTCTTTACCTTGATCTAAGCTGACGGCTGTTTCTAATCCGCCTTTAACAAGAGCAATTTCGTTTGTTGTCTCAGCGCCTAATTCACCGGCCACTTTGTCTCCAAAGTTGTTTGCCAAGGCTTCGGAGACATCAGTGCCTGTGGCAACATCTAAGACAGTGGAAGTGACTTCAGGATTGTCTTTCAACACTTTAGCAATTTCTTCACCGCCCTCTACAGAGCCAATAGCATCTGTAACGCCAGCAGCAATGTCATCTCCATAAGCGCCTATCACAACATCTAATGGATCAGCACCGTCAATCAAGGCTGCACCGGATGTAACAAGTTTTTTTACTTCACTTGTAAACACATCGCCTAAGGCCAAATCTGCATCCATTTCTAAGCCTGTAGCGCCGCCTAAGTCTAGGCCAGCCCCGGCGCCTGCATCAACAGCAGCGCCGCCTTCAATGCCTGCTCCGACATCACCGCCTACAGATGTTGTTGTTCCAAAGACGTTGTTGCCTGCGATGGCTAAATTAGCAATCTGACCAGCAGACAAATCGTCTCCGCTGTCCAATGTTGAATATGCATCTAACCCTGCTGCAACAAGTTTTGTGACAGGATCGGGCGACACAGCCGCAACAGTTTTAATGGCTGCTTTGATGTAAGGATTTTGCAGAGCAGCATCAACGCCTTCAATGCCTTCTCTAGTGATGTCTTCTAAGTTGGCTAGTCCGTCTGAAATGCCCTGTAGTGTGTTCCCTAAGATGTTATTGCCAAAGACAGACTTAAACATCCCACCGCCGCTGTCTTGCCAAACAGCGTATGTATTTGACCTTGCTAAAGAAGGATCAATATAATTGAGCACTGTAGTGCCTCTTGTTGGCGCTGGTCCTGCGTCTGTCGCATAGACAAAATCAGTCCCTATTTTACCTCTTCCGTCATAAGGCAATGAGGCTGTAGAGGCCATTCCTGTAATAGCACCGTTGGTATCCGTAACTTTATAACTACTCACTCTTAAGTTTGTAGAGTCGACAACGTCTTTCGGTATCAAAAACCCTTGTTTAGAGACAAGCCTACTAAGGTCATCATTAGCGCCACCAGTGATGCCGTAAAGAGCTTCTCTGCCTTTTGATCCTGTTGCTTTTTCAGGGATGTCCGACAAATCTACGCCAACAGCGGAGTTGAATATCTCGTCTCGTTTATCGCCTACGAATGCTTTTGAATAATACTGGACATCGGACTTTTCCTTGCCCGGAACATCACTCTCGTAAAGATAGCCTTGGTTGATGAAGCTGTCAGAGACAAATAAGAAGTCGCCTTGGTTGGTTTTTAGTGTAATACCACTCAGCTTGTCACCAGTGTTAAACTCCGAACCAATTCCAGTGACAACAAGCTCACCATATTTGTCCGTGTTAAACGTAAGCTGCTCTGATGGCTTTGATGGCTCTTTTTTAATGTTTTGAGGAATAGTGATTCCAGATAAGTTTATTTTTTTTCCGGGGATAGCAGAAACAGACATCTAAATCACCACTTCTTACAAGACCAATAACGAGCACTTAGCTTATTAGGCGGGTTAGTGTCACATTTGTGGCGAGCTCTAAAGCTCTTACGTCTATCTGGCTGGTCTTTTTTGATGGTCATGTTTGGATCACCAAAGCGAATCAAACGAACATCATCGCCTTCTTTAGCCAACACAGCAAACTTCTTAGAGGCTCCCGGAGTGCGCTTAGGCTTGTTATAGCCGCTGAAGGTTTCCCCTCTGTATTTAATAGCCATTTAGCCTCCTTGGATGATGTCGTTGTATTCAATGAGCGAGACAAGAATTGTTGCTGAAGAACTTGCACTTGCTTGTATCTTATCGCCTTCACGCATATAAATAAATTCGTTGTAGTTGCCGCCAAGTTGAAAAAACTCTTTAGCGGATAGGGAGTAGCCGTCCAGCACAGACAAAGCAGACGCTGCCGCTGCATTATAATATTTGACAGTGAAGGTTTCTGTAGAGCCACTTGTGTTTGTTACATACAGCAACACCCACTCTGCTCTCTTTCCTGCTGGAACAGTGTAGATGTCTGTCAATGTTGTTGTCAGCGCTTTGCCTACACTTTTCTTTATCATTTCTTCTTCGCCGTCTTTGCTGCTTGCTTAAATGCTTTTGCTGTAGGAGCGCCCTTGCTGCCGGGCTTACGCATCCGCTCTTTAGAGCCTTCTTTGATGCGCTTGCGCTTAGCATGTATGTTAGCGTACAATCCTTGCTTAGCCACGTTTCTTCGCCTTTGCTTGCGCTGTCTTTGACAGGTCTTTCATGTGGTAGAGAGGCTTTGAAGCTGAAGAGTGTTTAGCACCTGAATGTAACGATCCGTCAGGCATTTTATGCACTCCGCCTTTGTGTTCTGTTCCATCTCTAAAATAGTGCTTGACACCCTTTGCCATTATTTGTAGCTCCGAATACCTTTAGAGCTGCAAGAGCCTGTTCCGCTATCCTTGTTAGGATTGGACATTGCTTTCTTCTTCTTCATGTTCTTTTCCATTTTGTAGCCGGGCTTGCTGTTGTACATCATTGCTTAGTTTCCTTCTGTCTGGATGGGAATACATGCCATGTTGTTGGGATTGTTCTTATCTGCCATCACTGCCATGGCGTCAGCGAAGCAGTCTTGGGGAGAAGTGTATTTCTTTGTTCCTGTAATTTGCATCATCGTAGGACCTATGACAATGTACAGAATTCCTACGACAGTCCACATACTATTTTGTCCTTCCTAATATTCGGTCTATGGCGTACAACAGCCCACTGAAGATTTCCTGTGGAGATGGGAGCAGCCATCCAAGAATTAGCAATATCATCACCCAAGGGGGGATGTCCTGTATTGTGTTCTGCACAACACTCTCAGCATTGATTTCGGAGCTGTTCTGCATCCCCACCACCTGCTGTGTATTCTCTGCTCCTATCTGGGCATTAGCGTTGACATCTGTGCCCCCATCGGGGATGATGGAGCCCATAAGCCCTAATGCTGAGCAGCCTGTTAAGAACAATGGCAAAAGCAGAAGAATGTATTTCATTTGCTGTTCACCGCAATGTAATAGAATATGTAACCTACTAAGCCAATGCCGCTAAGAATGGCAGCGCCAGCGACAACACCAACAACCCAATCATGTATTTGCTGTCTGCGTTTAGCTTTCTTGCGGGCTTCTGCTTTGGCTGTTTCGTCTCTCTTACGCTTTGCATTTGCTTGAAACTCTATC